AGATAACCTCAACTTAAAGATGTTAATCAAACACTGAGATTTATTGATTTATAATGATATTAAAAGTATATTTTGGTACAATGCCAAATATAATCCAAAACAACAAAATAAACCTGCAAAATGGTGTGGACATTGGAGAGTTTGACAGGTTGATTGCCAATGCCCTTTTGAAAGATTCAAAGAGATGTGCAAAAATGGGTAGATTGTTGTAAGTGATTTACAGCTCAAAAAGCTCCAGAATTTCACTTTCGGACATTTTTGAAAGGAAGGTTTCGCCCGGCTGAATTACGGAATCAATCATTTCCTTTTTCTTTTGCTGAAGTTCAAATATTTTGTCTTCTATCGTTCCCTGGGTAATGAGTTTCATCACCTGCACAACATTTTTTTGCCCTATTCTGTGGGCACGATCGGAGGCCTGATCCTCAACCGCAGGATTCCACCAGGGGTCAAAATGTATTACCATGTCGGCACCGGTAAGATTCAAGCCTGTTCCTCCTGCTTTTAAAGAGATGAGGAACAGCTTTCCTGTGCCCTGGTTGAAGGCCTTGACCATTTCCACACGGTCTTGGGCTTTGGTTGAGCCATCCAAATAAAAATACTCAACACTTTTTTGGTCAAGGAACTGCTTTATAATTTCCAGCATGCTTGTAAACTGCGAGAACAGCAAAATCCTGTGGCCACTGTCAAAGGCATCTGTCATTATTTCTTCCAATGCCTGTATTTTGCCGCTTTCACCGCTGTAATTTTCAATAAAGAGGGATGGATGGCAGCATATCTGGCGAAGCCTTGTCAGAAGGGACAGTATTTTTATTTGACTTTTTTCAAATCCGTTTGTTTGAAGCTCCATGGCAACTTCAGCCTTTGCCTTCTTAAGATAAGCAAGATAAATTTTCTTTTGCTCTGTGGTCATTTCACAGACTATTTTAGTTTCGATTTTCTCAGGCAGGTCTTTTAATACATCCTTTTTAAGCCGGCGAAGAATAAAGGGACGTATGTGCCTGCCAAGTTCATTTAATGCATTTTGATCCGAGTGTTTTGTAATTGGGGTCTCAAACTTTTTTACAAACTTGCTGTGAGATAAAAGATATCCCGGCATGACAAAATCAAAAATCGACCAAAGCTCTGTGATGGAGTTTTCAATTGGAGTGCCTGTCAGGGCAAAGTTCATTTCTGAATTAATTTGCTTTGCTGTTCTGGCATTAAGAGTATTGGGATTTTTAATGTGCTGGGCCTCATCAAGGAAGCAGTATTGGAATTTTATGTTCCTGTAAAGATCAATATCCCGCCTTAGTAAAGGATAGGAAGTTACCACGATATCGGCATCTTTTATTTTTTCAAACTTTTCATGCCGCTCTGAAACAGAACCGGAAATAACCAGGACTTTAAGCTCCGGCGCAAACTTTTTGACTTCTTCCTGCCAGTTGTATACAAGAGAAGTGGGTGCGACAACGAGAGAAGGAGCAGCTGCTTTGTTCTTTTCCGACAGTATGAATGCTATAACCTGAAGGGTTTTACCCAAGCCCATGTCATCGGCCAGAATCCCGGACAAACCGTAATACGCAAGGGTTTTTAACCATTTGTAGCCGACCTTCTGATACTCCCTCAAAATGTTTTTTAATTTTTCGGGGATTTCAAAATCCATGTCCCCGGGTTCCTTTATGTTCTGAACCATGTGTTTGAAGTCCAGGCTTCTTTCAATTCCGTTCATATTGGCTTCGCGAAGCAAACTGTCAATATACATGGCTCTGTACTTGGGAAGCTCTATAACCTTTTTGGAAAGATCCTTTACTTTAATATCAAGCTGTTCAACCAGGTTGCTCATGCTTTTAAGTTCCGGCAGGTCAAGGGACAGGAAAGACCCGTCCTTGAGCCTGTAGAATTTCTTTTTTTCCTTTATGGAAGAAAAAATATGTTCAAGCTCGCTTTTATCAATATCTCCGTAGTCAAAAGAAAATTCGAGCATGTTTGAAGCTTGATTAATCCGGATTCCGCCGGAAAAGCTTGGGGGAAATCTTACACTGATATTCTTAAACGCATCGGAATAATACACTTCCGCCAATTCCTGAAGCCTGGGAAGGTCGTTTCTGAGAAACTCAAACAGTTTGTTTTCATCTGTCAAATAGATTATGTTTTTATCCACTAAAAATTCTGCTGCTTCAAAAATTTCTATAATTTTTCTCTCGGATTCCGTATCCCTTACAACTATTTTGTCAGGGTCGCTAATATAATTTTGGCCGGAAAAAGGATTTACAACCAATTGACCGTAATGAAAATTGATAACGGCGGAAATTCCTTCTTTGTATTTGTCAAAATATATCTTTGCAACAAGTTCCTCTTTAACGAGCTTGTCTTCTATTTCTTTGTCAATGGAAACTCTGCCTATTTTATGAATGTGGGGCAGAATTTCGGAAACAAATCTTTCAGTCTGGGCAGCGGAAAAAGTCAGGGTGTCGGTTTTGCCTCCAAGTAGTCTGGAGATAAAAGGAATATAGTATTTTTGTTGTTTTTCGGAAGGGCGGTATATCCTGCCATTATAATAAAAGTAAACTCCTTTCTCGGTAAGAGGTACAAACGATCTTGATTCTTTTAAATGCAGCAAAACCTCATTATTTTTACGGGACAGAGAAAAATCCAGGGGAAGGTCCTCTTCCGCTATCGACACAAGTTTTTCTCCGTAGTCTAATACTTTTGCATAAAAATTTCTGTTTTTTAAAGCATCAAATATTCTAAGCAGGTAAGGGGTTGAAAGCAGTACCTTTTTATCGAAAAACGCACTGGGCATTGACTGGTAAGTGTATTTTAATCTTTGTTCCAAATGCTTCTCGTTTTCATATATTTCCATGAGTATATTGATAATTTTTTGATCCCCTTCTGAAAAAGTATGCTTTGCAGGGTCAAAAGTAAAATTTTTGCCAAACTCCAGAGGTGTGTTTGTGTATATGTGGTCTAAAAACTCCTTCATATTCTTTACAATGTACAATCTGCCGATGCCAAGTCTAAGTTCGACTGAGGATATGTAGCTGCTAAAATAATCCCGGTTGAATTCATAGCTCACCTCAATCTGAACTTCCTGTTTTGTGTGTTCGTCCAATAAACCGTCAAAAAAAGCAAACAGGTCCTCAATGGTATTTTTGCCCTGTTTTTTGGAATCGCCGTAATTGTCATATTTGTAGTATTTATATTTGAGAAGTTCGCTTTGAGCCATTTTCATTACAGCCACAATGTGCTTGCATGCACCTGAATAGCTGTAGTAAGCAGGGCATGTGCACTCATAGTCGCAGATATCGCCGCATTCGTTAAAATATATTGAGACATCGTAGTCTTCGGAACCTCGAACGACAGCATTGATTACCAATTTGTCATTGTCAAACTCAAAGCGTCTCACCCGGTGATTGAGATTGTACAACAGGCCCATTTTGTAGGTTTCATTGTTTGAGGCATGGCGAAGGATGATTTTTTCGTTAATGTTGAATATATCCATAAATTAACACCTCTAAAGTGGCAACTGTAACTTTCAATTAATTAGTATATAACAATTTGTAAAGAAACGAAATAGAATCAAAAAGAATAATTAACAAATTCTGTAACCAGATAAATATATCGCGAGTTCAAAGCTGCTTCGGAACCCGCGATACGTTTTTATATTATAAAGATATATAGAGTACATACTTCTTGTACTTATGGGGTATATACTGCTATATAAGCGCTTCAAGTTCCCCAAGGATTTTTTCAAACACATCCAGGGCGTCCTGCACCGGTTTTGGCGTGGAAAGGTCGACTCCGGCAATTTTAAGAAGTTCCAGTGGATAATCGGAGCTTCCGCTTTTTAAGAATTTGATGTATCTGTCCACTGCAGGCTGTCCTTCTTTTAGGATCATGTCCGATATGGCGATTGCGGATGAAAAGCCTGTGGCGTATTTGTAAACGTAGAAGCTGGTGTAAAAATGGGGAATTCTTGCCCATTCCATGGATATTTCCTCGTCCACATTTACCTCAGCTTCAAAATATTTTTTGTTAAGATCATAGTATATGTTGCTTAAGATATCCGCTGTCAAAGGTTCTCCGTTTTTATGTTTCATGTGTACTGTTTTTTCAAACTCGGCAAACATAACCTGCCTGTAAACAGTGCCACGGAACTGTTCTAGATAATGATTCAGAAGATAGGCTTTTTCCGTTTTGTCTTTCGTTTTGTCAAGAAGGTAATTCATAAGCAGGGCTTCGTTCACTGTTGATGCCACTTCTGCAACAAAGATTTTATATTCCGAATAAACATAGGGTTGGGTTTTGTTGGTGTAATACGAATGGAGAGCATGGCCCATTTCATGAGCTATGGTGAACACGTCATTTATTGTGCCCTGGTAGTTTAAGAGGACATATGGATGCGTTGTGTATGCTCCCCATGAATATGCGCCGCTGGTTTTGCCCTGGTTTTCGTACACATCTATCCAGCCGTTTGTAAAGCCTTCCTTAAGGTGCGAGATATATTCTTCCCCCAAAGGGCGAAGTCCTGCTTCCACCATCTTTAAAGCTTCCTCATAGGGAATGTTCTTTTTTGATTCCTCGACAATTGGAACATACAGGTCATACATATGAAGCTCGTCAAGCTTTAAAGCCTTTTTCCTGAGTTTCAGGTACCTGTGGAGAAGATGAAGGTTTTTATTTACCGTTTCAATTAAGTTGTCATACACGTCCACGCTTATGTTGTCAGCATCTAAAGAAGCTTCAAGGGATGAATCGTATTTGGCGGCAGTTGCGTAAAATTTGGAGGCTTTGATACTTCCGACAAGTGAAGCCGCAATGGTATTTTTGAATTTGGCATAAGTGCTGTAAAGTGCCTGGAATGCATCTTTGCGGACTCTCCTGTCTTTGCTTTCAAGAAATTTAATGTATCTGCCCTTGGTAAGTTCCACTTCTTCCCCGTCTTCATCTTTTATAAAGGGAAACTTAATGTCTGCATTGTTGAACATGGTAAAAATTTCCCTCGGAGATCCGGCCATTTCTGAGGCAAGGGCCAGCAATTCCTCTTCTTTTTCCGAAAGCACATGCTCTTTTTGACGCAAAATTTCGCGGAAAAACTGACGGTACAGCTGAAGGTCTTTGTTTTCTTCAAGATATTTGTTTAATTTCTCCTCAGGGATGGTGAGTATTTCAGGCACAATAAAAGATGTGGCTGCGTAAGCTTCGGTCATAAGGGCGGATGCTCTGTCGGCCAGGCTCTGGTATGTGGAATTTGAGTTGTCTTCATCCTTTTTCATACGGGCGTACACAAAGACCCTGTCATTGGTGGACATCAGTTCATTGCTGAGTTTTAAGCATTCTAAGAGTGTGTTTGAATCTTTGCCCAATGTACCTTTGAATTTAACTATTTGGGATATATATTCTTTTACTTTGCTGAAATCTCTTTCCCAATCGTCAATACCGGCATATATATGTTCAAGCTTCCATTTGTATTTACTGTCTATTTCATCTCTTTTTGGAAGTGCATTTGTTTTTGATTCCGCCATGAAAAAACTCCTCCTTTAAAATGATTTGTTTATATCAATGACAATAACAAGTTCATAGCTCGTTGTATTTGTTACTTTTGCCCCTGCACTTGCTTACCGGATACTTCAGTTCATTCTTTTTTACCTTGTCGAGAATTGCCCGGTTGAGATCAAGCCCGAGGTCATGGCTTAAGAGCAACAGGTATGATGCAATATCGGCAATTTCGTCTTTTACATCTTCAAATTTGGGTGAAGAAAGGTACTCATTTGATTCTTCATCGGTTTTCCATTGAAAATGTTCCATAAGTTCTGCCGCTTCTATTGCAATTGAAACGGCCAGATTCTTTGGAGTGTGAAACTTGCTCCAGTCGCGGTCGTTTCTGAATTTTAACAGTGCATTCAGAGCGGTGTCAAGATTTAAACTGCCCATTATACAAAAGTCCTCCTTGTAAGAAAAGGAATAAGAGATGTATATTTTTTACTTTAGGTTACTATACCATTATAACCCAACGGATTGCATTTTCCAAGGTTAATATTCACGAAAAAGGAGGGTTTTATTACAAAAAAATGCGCCTTTCCAGGGAAGAAAGGTGCAATAAATGGGTTTAGTTATTTATAAATAGGAGAGTGTATGAAAGTATTAAAGTTTGTTTAAAGCTTTGTACAATATTACTGCCGCCTCCGCTCTTGTGGCGTAGTCTTTAGGGGACAACTGTGAGCTGCTTTTGCCGGTTATAATGCCTTCTCCGTTTAGTATGGCCATGCTCTGCAGAGCATATATGGAAATAAGATTTTTATCTGAATATTTGTCTAAAACTGAATCACTGTGATTTGGCAGTGGCTTTCCTATGATTTTAAAAGTTTTTGCCAGAATTACTGCCATGTCTTCCCTTTTTATAGGATCATCGGGATAAAAGTAGTTGTTGCCCGTTCCTGAAACAATGCCCATGTTTTTGGCAATCATGACATTTCTGTAATACCAATGATTGGGCTTTACATCGGCAAAAGTACCTGTCGGGGTCTTGCTAAGCTGGAATGCATTTACTATAAGTGTTATAAATTCTGCCCGGGTTATTCGGTCATTGGGTGCGAATATTCCCTGCTCTTCCGATTTTCCGTGTATAATGCCTCTTGCCGCCAGACTTTCTATGGCTTCTTTTGCCCAGGGAACGGAGTTTAAATCGTTAAAGGTTTTGGAAAGGGCGGTTTTGGCCATTCCGATATTGGTATAATTGGTGTATGTGTTTTTATAATAACCTTTGACTCTATAGTAATATGTGGTATTGGCATAAAGCTGATTATCTGTAAATTTGGTGATATTTTTGGCTACTTTTGCAATTTCAGTGAAATCTCCATTGTTTGATTTTCTTTCAATGACAAAGCCTTCTTCATCATCGGAATTGTCCTTCCATTCCAGAACAATTTGATTTGGAGAAACAGCTCTTACCACAAGGTTCGACGGCGCGGCCAAAGATTTCATAAGCACCTGAATTTCCTCGCTGTACACCTCAAAACGGTAAGCCGACTTTTCCGCGACCACTCTGAAATGGTAAAGAGTGTCCGGTTTTAATTCTTTGATTGTATAGCTGGTGGTGTTTTTGGAAAGTGAGACGACCTTTTTCCAGTTTTCGCTGTTTCCTTCTTTCATTTCCACCCTGAAGCCGGACTCATCCTCGGTCATGTCGGTCCAGCTTAGGATTATCTCGGTATTTGATACAATGGTTGCAGAGAGGTTTTCCGGCGGTTTAAAGCTTATGGCGTCGACCGAAGATTCATTTGAATACTCCGACGAGTTGTAAGCGTTGACGGCTTTGATTCTGTAAGTATAATCAGTTTCAGGGTCTGTGTCGTAATCATACCATACGGTTTTATCCGCATCCTGTCTTCCGATTTCTATGAATTTTCCGTTCCCTGTTTTGCGTTCTATTATAATTTCCTCATCATCCCAGGGCTCATACTTCCAGGAAAGTTTTACAAACCCGGAAACAGTCCAGGCGGATGTTAACTTCTCCGGAGTTTCAAAATAAGTATATACACCGGTGTCGTCAGCTTTTTCAGGATAAGGCCTGGAGTAAACCCTGCTGGCAAGATTTGTCCTTACTCTGTAAAAATACCGGGTGTTGGGAAGAAGGTCCGTATCTCTGTAACTTGTATAGCCTGCCGGCAGTGTGGTTACCATTTCCCAGGTACTGCCGTCGCCTGTTTTTCTTTCAATAATGGTACTGTAACTTGCGGAGCCTGCATATGTCCAGCCAAGCTCAATCTCATTTGCAGACAACGGTGTAACTGTCAGCGACGAAGGAGGTCCTTTCAAGATTGATGTTGTGCAGGAAACTTCATTGCTGTAAGATGAAGCATCTCCTATTGAGTTGAAAGACATGACTCTGTAAGTATAAGTGGACTGAGGGTTTACGTTGTTGTCTACATAAGAAGTGGTATTTGCAGGCAAAGTTGCAATGGGAACAAAGGTGCCTGTATCAACTTTTCTTTCAATTCTGAAGCCTGATTCATTGCTGGAAGAATCTTTCCAGTTCAGGGTTATTTTTGTGGGAGATGTAATCTCCAGCATTAAGTTTGATGCTGCAGACGGCTTACCTGTGTATATGGAATACACAGGAGATGAAGCAGAGTTGCCGTTTTCATCATATGCTGTTATCCGGTAGTAGTAATATTTGTTTGGAAGAATTCCCTCTGTGTCGGAATAAGATGTTATATTGCTGTCAAGGACGGCTAATGTGTAATAGCTTCCCGAATCAATTCTTTTCTCTATTTTAAGGGTAAAGTTGCCTTTTGAAGGAAGGCTCCAGCTTATGTCGATTCTTCCGGAATCTACGGGGACGCATTGAATGTTTGTAGGAGCCAAAAGCCTTGCCACGGGATTTGATATGTTACTGTAACCTTTATATTTTCCATTGTCGATGCTGAGCCTGTATCTATACGTTCCATCGCTGCTGATGCTGTCAGTGGTACTGGTACTGTTTTTCGCAAGACTCGTTTTTATTATTTCCCATGAGCCCCATTTCTTTTTATCTTCCAGGTATTTGGCTCTTTCAAGTCTGAATTCGTGAATGTGGTCGTGCGGCTGCCACGAAATTGTTACTGTGCTGTTTTTTATTGAAGCTTCTATCACCGGCGGAACTATCGGTATTATTGAAACAGGATCGGAAGATGGGGATGAGTGCCCATTTCCGTCTATTGACATAATTGTATATTGCGCCTCGACGCCGTAAGTCAGGTTTGGATCAACGAAAGTTACAGAGGTGTTTTTGCCGGAAACTTCGGCAATTTGTCCTTCACCGGATTTGTTTACTATTGTACCGTTTACGGCAAGGGAGTTGTTTGTCCATGTCAGCGTAATTTCGTTGGTATTAATGTCCAGACATGAAGAAACGATGGAAGGAGCTTTCATTTGCAGTGTGGAAACCGTGCTGCTTGCAGATTTAATGGACCTTCCGTTGGAATCCACAGCGGTTACTGTATAGCTGTAGGAGGTCTGAGGCACAAGTCCTGTGTCCTGAAAGCTCAGATAGTTTCTCACAAGGTCAATGTCTATATTGGCGATATGCACGTCGTTTCTGACAATACTGTAATAGACCGCATTTGTTACCGAAGTCCAGTTAAGATTTATTTGAGTGTCGGAGTTGAAATCCGCGGGAGCGGCGTGAAGAGTGAAATCAGCCAGTGCAGTGTTTCTAAGGCAAAAAGTTGTTATCAGAATGATAAGAATGAATACGGTCAATTTTTTGAAGTAATCTATGATTAATTTCATGGTTACCCTCCCTTGCAAGATGAAAGAAAATAAATGTGCTGTTAAACTTTCTATCGAATAATTTTGAAACAAAGTTAAGAGTTTTTGAGGTGGTTATATTTAAATTAATTTTGGGAAAAAATACTCTTGAAATATTTGTGCTTTTTTAGTATACTATTAATCGTTGATTTTGAATAATAGAATACCTTATATGTGCCCATAGCTCAGCAGGATAGAGCGTCGGTTTCCTAAACCGCAGGTCAGGGGTTCGAATCCCTTTGGGCACACCAGAAAAGGCCGGAAAATCAAGCTTTCCGGCCTTTGATATTTTGACTGCGGTTTTAGAAATGGTGCCTTTGCAAACATTTTGCAAACATGAGAACTATTTTGCAAACAACTCCTCTATTTTGGACACAGCTTCTTTTTGAATATTAGGTAACACATGGCTGTAAGTATCAAGGGTAACGGAAATTTGGCTGTGGCCAAGACGTTCGCTTACTATCTTTGGATTTATGCCTTGCTGTAAAAGCATAGTGGCGTGGGTGTGCCTCAGGTCGTGGAAACGTATTTTGGGGTAACCTAGCAGCTTGATCAGTTTTGTAAATTTCTGACCTAGGTAATGGGGGTCATACGGTCTTCCGTCGTCCCAAGCGCATACAAAGTCTTGGTCATTATAGGCAGAACCCATTAATAGCTTAGTTTTATTCTGCTTTCTTTTGTGTTCTTTTAAAGCTTGGACGGTGTAATCCATTAAAGCTATAGTACGCATTGATTTAGCTGTTTTTGGTTCTTTAAGCGTAAGTACGCCGTTTATGCGCTGTAGGGCATATTTGACCATTAAAAAGCCCCGTGGAAGGTCAATGTTCTCCCATTTTAAGCCGCATATCTCACCTGCCCTCATGCCGGTTTGCAGTGCTAACAATACTGGTATATAAATCGGTGTCTCGGCAATGTCATCTAAAAATTTTTTGGCTGTTTCGACGTCCCATACTCGCATTTCTACTTTATCAGGACGGGGTGGCGTAACGGCATCGGTGGGGTTTGATATTATAATCTGCCAGTTTACCGCATGTTTCAACGCCAGGTGCAGCATGCGGTGTATTTTTAAGACGGTGCTTTTACTTAAGTTTTTCTCCAGCAGGGATGAGTAAAAGCTTTGAATATGGGCTGGCTTTAGCTTCGGCATCATGATGCCGCCTATATGAGTTTTTATATGGGCGGCAAATTCGGTATAACGCCTATAAGTGCTCGGTGCTACATTGTTTTTGGGGTAAGTATCCAGCCAGTAATTGAGGTATTCGGCTACAGTCATGTTTGCTGGTTCAAAATATTCACCCTTCTCTATTTTTGCGATTATGTCGGCCAGGGCCTTTTCGGCTTCCTTTTTTGTTTTGTAGCCGCTAAACCACTTTTGTTTGCGTTTGCCGTTTTCGTCACGGCCGATGTCAACTACTATGCTGTAGGTGGAACCTCTTTTGCGTATATGGCCGCGCATAGGCTATCCCTCCTTTTAAGGCATATAACTTTAAAAGACCACCGCCTTGCCAAATTTTTACAACGAATGTTTTCTTATTGCTTCGACAATAGCGTCTGTATTCCAGCCTACTATTTCAATAGCTACGTCAGATACTGCTTTTGGTATTCTTTCTTGTCCCCATGGTTTTATTCCTATTATAGGTTTACCATAATCCACAGATATATCTATTTCTTTTTGAATCCAGAAACTGTAAGCTGCATACATTCCTGACAAAATAAGCACACAATTTACAGGACGAATTTGTCCTTTTAGCTCTTCAATTAATGTTTTCTGATCGACTGGGTCGTCTGGATCAATTACTGGGTCATGCTGTGGGACAGAGTAATTTCTCCATTTAAAATTTGGAGCTTTATTTAGTAGGTCTACTAAACGGTAATAATCATCATTGTATTTCCATGCATGGCTAATGAACAAATCATATATTTTTAGGTTGGGCATTGTTTACACACTCCCCTTCATTTGTGATATAATCATATTAGAATCATAAATTTTAGAATAAGGCAGGGCGGTGGTCCCATGCAGAATATAAGAAAGAGAAAGTTTCGGAAAAAGCCCATTATCATTGAAGCCTACCAGACTGACAAGGAAATCATTATAAACACGATGGAAGGTCCTCTTAAGGCTTCGCCGGGCGATTGGATAATTACCGGGGTAAACGGCGAACAATACCCATGCAAGCCGGATATTTTTAAAAAAACTTATGAACCAATTGAGGATGAGTGATTTGTGTTTCTCACGTTATGGAGAGGGTTTGTTTGCCTTTGACTCCAGTCAATGTGTTCGGTTGACATTATGCGTTCGCATTGTTCAACGAGCAACTTAAACGGATCATCTGTTTTGGAATATATGCCAGCTTTAGTAAAGTATAAAAATTTTTCTTGCTTTAGTGCTTCGCATGTATTCCTATATTTAATCCAGTTTTCTTGGAATTTGCAGATGCCGTGTACAGCTGCAATGATTGATATAACTGCGCTTAATATTGCTATAAGCAGTTTTAGATAAAGAGGTCCTTCCATGAGTGAAATCATAACAGTAATAGATGCAGACAGGACTATTTCTGCTATTCTTAGTCCTTTGTATATGTATTGATTTTTAGTGCTTTTTTCATCATACCACATTATCTGGTCATCTAGCCTTTGAGAAAGGTATTCTTCTTCTTTCATAAAGATATCCCACCTCTTTTCTTGTCGATTTATTTCATATGCAAGATTTTATACTCCACCAATTCCTCATTAACCCCTAGTGTGCTGGCGATATAACTTATCGGTTGGTAGCGCATTTCCTTAATGTCGTAATCATCGATAAGTAGCTCTGCTGCAAACTTGTTGGCCTCACATTCATACGGCCCAATAGGGAACAAGGTATATTCTCTGATAAAATATATTGGCTCTGATGAGTGCAGGATGGCATGTCCAAGTTCATGGGCCAATACGATACGCTGGCTGTATTCATCCAATGTACTGTTAACGACTATAAATTTATTTCGCAGCGTTTTTATGTAGTATCCTTTTGTATGATGTGAGTATTCCTTATGTACGACGTGTATGTTGAGGTATTTTGCAAGCCTTAAGGGGTCTCTAGTTTCATATTTCTGGACGAGGTGCTTTACACGGGCGTGAATATTCTTTTTCACTCCGGAAGCACCTCCTTATTGGTCGGTTTTTGCCTTTTTTCTGCCGTATTTCTTCTTGTTCATCTCCTTTGCCTTCCAGAAGAGCTCGGATATATCTCGAAAGAGCTTTTCTTTGTCTTCTTCTGCGACCTCATCGTTCATGAAGAAGATGCCGGCCTGCTTGATGAAGTCTTCATACTGCATTAGGTCACGTTTGGTCACTTTATGTTTTTGGGTGTATTCTTCAGGGATGTAGGGGTTGCGGATGTCAGTGCGACCTAGAAGATAATCGACTGATACCGAATAAAATTCAGCTAATTTCTGTATTGTGACAAAGTCAGGTTGGCTTTTGCCTGTTTCATATTTTGTATATGTGGTTCTATCTACGCCAATAGCATCGGCTACATCTTTTTGGCTTAAGTTTTTCTCTGTTCTTAACTGCCTGAGAATTTCATTAAAGGGCATGTTATTCACCTCCATATTTTATTATATGTGAATCTACTTCACATAACAATTATAGTGCAAAAATTTCACTTTGGCTATTGACAAAGTGAAGCAACTTCACTATAATTAATTTCGGGGGGTGAAGTTAATGCACAACAAAAACGTGGCAAGTGAAGTAAGAGAACTTATAAAAGAAAAACGTGCTGCCTTGAACCTTACACAAAAACAGCTAGCGGATTTGGTAGGAGTTGACAGAACAACAATTTCAAAAATTGAAAATGGAATAAGACCATCTGTAAATAGTGCCAAAAAAATAGCTCAAATTTTAGGCTTAGACTGGACAATTTTTTTTGATAGCGATGAAGAGCATCAAACCGAGACTGCGTAAAGGAAGGGGGTGAGGGGGATGGCAGACTTGCCACAGGTATTTAATTACAAAGGCAAACAAGTAAGGACATTTATCATCGATGGTGAACCGTGGTGGGTTGCTAAGGATGTGTGCGATATTTTAGAGCTTGGCGACACTCACAAAGCTATGGAAAGGTTAGATGAAGATGAGCGGAATACAATTCCGGTCACCGACTCACTTGGAAGATTACAAGAAACTTATGTAGTTAATGAGGCTGGTTTATATAATCTCATTTTAGGTAGCAGAAAGCAAGAAGCTAAAGAATTTAAACGATGGATTACCCATGAAGTCATACCTCAAATACGCAAGACAGGGATATATGCATTAGAACCAAAACAACTTTTAGCAGTAGCAATAATTGAAGCACAGAAAATCATAGAAGAGCAAGACAGGAAGATAAAAGAATTACAACCCAAAGCGGAATTCTTTGATGCGGTAGCAGGAAGCAAAGATGCAATTGACATGAACAGAGCCGCAAAACTGATATACGAAGAAACTAGACTAGGCAGAAACAAGCTGTTTAAGTTACTGCGGGACAAAGGCATTTTAATGAAAGACAACATACCGTATCAAGAATACATAGACAAAGGGTACTTTAGAACTATTGAGCAGAAATATACGAAGCCAGATGGAACAACACACATCTACATTAAGACTCTGGTTTATCAGAAGGGGCTGGATTTCATAAGAAAGATTGTTAAAGAGGATAACGTAATACATCTTAAAAGAGCAAAGGGGGTTTGACAATGCGATACGAGGACTTGCCTGATGTTTTAACTATACCGGAGATGGCAAAGTTTCTCCAGATAGGCATCACCAAAGCATACGAGATGAGCCACTGGAGGGGCTTCCCGGCCATACGAATAGGGCGGGCAATACGGGTACCCAAGAAAGCATTGCTGGAGTGGCTTGAACAACAGAGCAAACAGGAAGAGCCCAGACTAACTGCAATTAGGGTGAGGTGATAAAAGAAAAGCCGTTTTCAAACGGCACAAACAAAAACCACTACACCCTCATTATACCACAAGGTGTAATGAGGGGGCAATAAGGGGGAGCGAGAATGTTGTATAAAGTGACCTCACCCATGTTAGAACAGGAGATAGTTGTGGAAGCACAAAACTCAACGCAGGCTAAGAGAAAGGCTTGTAGGTTGTGGGGCGTTAGCCCCAGCGACGAATGGCATGGCATATCCACGATGCAGGCCAGAAAGTTAACAGAGAAAGAAAGACAAGAAGAGTTGAGAAAGTGGGGGATTGAGGATGCGAGTATTTAAGTGTGGCTGCTGTGGCTATAAAGCACCGGAATATATGTTTGCATACGGACGAGGGCGGGAGTACGGTGAGCATCCGGAACACCGCTACTGCCCTCAGTGTCATCAATCAATTGATTGGTACGGATACGGGATATTTTGGGTAAGTGAACAGGCATCTTAAGGGGATGAAATACAAATGAGAAAATGGATCGGGAAATATGGAATGTATATCGTAGCAATTGCTGCTGGTGCGGTACTGACACCGGCAGCAATCCGAACAGCAACACTACAAAGAGGGTATAAGGCGATAGGTGGGGAGTATTTGATTATACCTCTTGCAATATTGATAGTGTTCTTTGTGCAGGAAGTAAAACAAACAATAATGGAATTGAGGGGAGGAATAAAGCGTGAATAACGCATTGCAAATGCTTGAGATAGAAGAAGTTTACAACATGCCTGAGGAAAAGAGGGAGCGGTTTAAAGTAACAGATAAGGATAGTGCAAATTGGTGCCTGAGAAAGATCAAGGCTCTAAAACAGGAGATAGAGGAGAACAAAAGGATAGCTGATGCGGAAATACAACGGATACAGAGCTGGTTAAAAGAAGTAACTGAACCACTGGAGAGGTCAATACAGTTCTTTGAAAGTTTACTGATTGAGTACCATATGAACATATATGCTGAGGACCCAAGCAAAAAGACTATCAAACTACCATATGGCACATTGAAGGCTAGGGCTCAGCAACCGGAATTTTGCAGAGACGACGAAAAGCTGGTTAACTGGCTTAAACAAAATGGTATGACAGAATTTGTAAAGGTCATAGAAAAACCTGAATGGAACGAGCTCAAGAAAAAAGTAAAAGTGATAGGTAATAGCGTAGTGTACGAAGAAACTGGCGAGGTCATAGATGGTATAACTGTTCAGGAAAGACCGCCTAAATTCACAGTGGAGGTGGAATAGATGACAAAAAAGTTAATGGAACTAGAACAGAGAGAAAACATAAATGCGAGCATAAGTATATTGGGCAGCGTGGATATTGCGCAGGTCCAACAGATCCTAACGAGTATAGAAAAATTTCAAATGGTTGTTCAAAAAACGCTAAATGAAGGCCATGACTATGATATTATCCCAGGCACATCGAAGCCATCACTTTTGAAGCCAGGGGCAGAGAAAATTTTGGTGTTGCTCGGGCTCACGTCGGAATACGAGATTATTGAAAAAATAGAGAATTATGAGAAGGGCATATTTGCATATACGGTTCGATGCATTCTGTCTAAAAACGGGAAAAAGGTTACAGAAGGACTGGGCTCATGTAATTCCAAGGAGGATAAATACCGGTGGCGGTGGGTATCGGAAAAGGATCTCCCACCGAATGTTGATAAAGATATGCTGAAGAGCAAAACCAATGAGTACGGCCAAAAGCTATACAGGATTGAGAATGACGAGATATTTACTCAAGCGAATACAATCCTTAAGATAGCCAAGAAGAGAGCACAGATAGATGCGGTACTTACAGTCGCTGCATTGAGCGAGATATTTACACAGGATGTGGAAGATATGCAGGAGTTTCTGCAGAACGAACAGCTTGAAACCATGAAAGCAGAGGAGGCTGTAAATGTTAAGGTCACGTTCGGCAAACACAAGGGTAAGACGCTTGGCGAAATATACAGCCAGGCACCGGACTATGTGCAGTGGCTTGCGCAGAATGCAAGGAATGATGTCTTAAGAAAAGCGGCTAATATGGTTATGAACGGCAAAGGTAATGAGAGTCAACAGGAAGCTCAACGTTCGGAGGATCTATCGAACAATCAAGGAGAAGACAATATACCTGGGTTTGAGCTGACGGAGGAAGAACTCCCGTTCTAAAAACGGGCGAAGCTAGTTCTGTAAATTTGATCGCAGGGGTCGCTAAGATAGCGGCCCCGCCTAAATGTGAAATAAAAGGAGGCTACACCATGAACCGATTCAAATGCCCCGCATGTGGCGGGAATCAATATACAGCATGTTCTACGTCTGAGAAGTGTATCTATTGCGGATACAAAGGGCAACTAATGAAGATGGAGACGCTAGAGCCGGAAAGTGAAGGAAAAATGATAGATTGCAAATATTACGTGCCAGCATGGGTAGGGAACAAAACTACAAACCCACAGTCGGACTGGTGCTTGAAATATGGTGTAACCTTGGGCGGGAAATGCCTGAAGGGTTGCAGTGAAAAGAAGGATGTGAGGAATAGTGAAGTATAAGGTGATGTTCACACATAGCGACAAAGGACAAAAAAGAGGCCATAAACTGCGTGAAGGCAAAGAAATATACCAGCATCCGGAGGGGTACTTCGTAGTGCTGGAGTTTGAAGGCGAAAGCGGGAAGTTCAGGGAGGCTTTTTGGCCGGAGGATATTGTGAAAGATAAGTTGTTTTTGTGAAGGTGGAGGGGTCAGAATGCCAAACAGAATCATTAAAGAATCAATATGTACAAGCGACACCATAGACCAATTATCTTGGTTTGAGGAAGTGTTTTTCTATCGCCTCCTGGTTAATTGCGATGATTATGGGAGGATGGATGCAAGGCCGGCGATTCTGAAGGCGAAGCTGTTTCCTCTTAAAAGTGTTACCGAAAAGCAGATTTCTGATGCTTTAAATAAGTTATCGACGGTAGGTATTGTAGCCCTATATGAGTATGATGGGAGACCGTACCTGCAATTGGTAACTTGGGAAAAGCATCAGCAAATACGTTCCCGGAAGGCAAAGTATCCATTGCCTCCAGAGGATATTCCTTGTAAGCGCGAACACATCATGCCCGAAGAAAAAGACATCGAGGACCTCTTGTATGATGTCATGAGCTCAACGAAACGATTTGAGGAACATACCTTGCTCTCGGTTGAAAGACAGGTAAGGGTCGGTGAAAGCTATCTTGATATCGTTGCTAAAACCGAGAGCTCCGAAACACTTGTATTTGAATTGAAACGCGGCCGGTTGAGTAATAAGGCTATTGACCAGATATCCAAGTATTTGACCCTCATAAATGGAAATGGCATCTTAATAGGCTGCGGCTTAAGCGCCAATTTCGACATTGAGCGGTGCAGGAGCAACGATATAGCTGTTGTCATTTATGATGATGACCTGAATATGTCGCTTGTATTAGGTAACTCCACTGTAAACAGTATTGATTTAACGTTAAATCACGTTAAATCACGTTATGCAAAGTTAGCGCCTAATCCAATCCAATCCAATCCAATCCGAATCCAATCCGAATCCAATCCTAATCCGAATCCAATTAGTAATAATGGCGCGAACAAGTCGCGCGGATTCACTCCTCCTACTCTTGAGGAAGTGGCCGCATATTGCCAGGAGCGTAACAACGGTGTTGATCCACAGAAATGGTATGACTTTTACGCCGCCAAGGGTTGGATGATTGGGAAAAACAAGATGAAGGATTGGAAAGCAGCGGTGCGCACTTGGGAGAAGCGGCAACAAAAAGGGGGTTATACATACAACTATGAGGATGGAGGCGATAGTCTGTGAACTTTGACGGTATTATCGAAGATCTGGCGAAGAAGTGTGAACCGAGCGAAGAACACTTTGATTATTACAAAGACGGCCTGCTTATTTGTGGCAAATGCAATACTCCCAAAGAGTGCGTGGTTGAAGTATTGGGGACACTCAGAAAATTTGGATGCATGTGTAAATGCCAGAGTGAAGAGTACCGTGCCATGCAGGAGCAGATCAGGCAAAGGGAAGAGTTTGAGCGGATCGGTCGCCTCCGGACGCAGGGCATCCAGGACCGATGCTATTGTAACTGGACTTTTGAAAATGACGATGGACGGAACCCTCAGCAAATGGACAAGGCTATGCGGTACTGCCTGAGATGGGAGGAAATGTACCGTGACAATATTGGACTCCTCCTTTGGGGCGATGTCGGAACCGGCAAGACGTTTTTTGCGGCCTGCATAGCAAATTACCTAATAGACCGGGGCGTGCCGGTGCTTATGACTAACTTTATTAGATTGTCGAATGCACTAATGGCCCTTGACGAGGACAGAAACGAGTACATTAAATCCTTAGACAGCTACAAGCTGCTCATAATCGATGATCTGGGCGCCGAACGGCAGAGTGACTATATGCTTGAGCAGGTCTATAACATCATAGATAGCCGTTATAAGAACGGCCAACCTCTTATTGTCACAACTAACCTGCCGTTGTCGGAAATCAAGAATCCTTCTGATATCAAGTACAGCAGGATTTATAGCAGAATCATTGAAATGTGCGTGCCCATCAAGTTTGAGGGACCAGACAGGAGGAAAGAAATATTTAACTTAAAGTTGGAAAAAGCAAAAAAATTGTTCGAGGGTGATTAAAATGCCAGTAAACAGCAGAGAAAAAGGCAAGCGCGGCGAACGGGAATGGGCAAGCATATGTCGGGAAGAAGGCTATAACGTTAGGCGCGGACAGCAATACAACGGCATTGAAGGAGCTGACTGTGTCGGCTTGCCGGGAATACATCAGGAAGTCAAACGTGAACAGAGATTGAATATCGAAAAGGCATTGCAGCAAGCAACCAGAGACGCAAAGGACAGCGAGATACCGATAGTTGCCCACAGGAAAAATGGAGAGAAATGGAAAGTGACCATGTGGGCAAGTGATTGGTTCAAGCTATATCGCGAGTGGGAGGCAAGCGAATGGTTAAAGAAAAAAGAAATCAAAGAATTTGAAGGACAGGAGTTGTGGGGTTAGGGAGGCAGATCACATGAGCCGAGGAAGACCAAATAGGGGGTGTGAATGTGGGAATCCTAGAAAGACGCATATACAAAAAGATTGAGTACTATTTATACCACTACCACCAAATTCGTAAAGAGATAGAACAAGAAAAGGAAATTATTATCCAGTCAGGTGGCCGTGACCTCACCGAATGGAGAGGCGGTATCAGCTACCATTCGGATCCGACTGCGAATAAGGCTATTAAACTCACTAGTCCAGAGTTGCTAGAAAAAGAGAAATGGCTGAAGGTGATAGAAGGTACTATTCAGCATTTCCAAGGTACAGAAAAGGGCCGCTTACTACAGAAAAAGTATTTTGACCAGCTGGGAGAGCGACATATATGCAAGGAATTACACATCGAAAGGACAACTTACTATCGATGGCGAGAAGAAATTGTGCTGTATACCGCCTTACTAGCGGCGCAATATGGTCTTATAAAGTTTTAAAAAATTCAGAATTTTTGGCCAATGAATGTGTTACAATGATAGCGGGAATATTATGATATTTGGGTGTCATAGCAGAACAGATGCAATACAGCATAACTCGGCTGATGAAATATTTGAGGGTTAGATTGATGAGCTGTTGAGGAGTTGCATGGTTCATATATTAGTAGCCAGGGTAGATGGGGGGTCAGAGAAGTATATTAGTCGTTTGCTTATAAAATGGGATAACAAAGGCAGAATTGAAAGTAGAAAAAATATAGAAGAAGGAGTGGTTACGTGTATTCTCACCGGTTCTAAGGGGTTCATATGCAGGCTTGATGTGGGAAAAGTATGTTGTTACGTGAACTTAGATGGCGTAGCCTTGTATCTGATAAATTTTGTCATAGATGTATAATTAAGTCAAGCTTAAAGTTGTAAGCAAAATATGCTATAATAGATTGAGGGAAGAACGAGGTGAGATTATGAAAAGAAATCCACTTGTTGCTCCTGTGTTGAAGTGGGCAGGAGGGAAGCGGCAATTACTAAAAGACATAAAGAAGCATATACCAGAGAAATTTTCAACTTATTATGAGCCCTTTTTAGGTGGTGGGGCTGTTTTATTCGAACTACAACCTAGTAAGGCTGTAGTGAATGATATAAATGAGGAATTGATGAATGTTTATTTAGTAATTCGGGATCATGTTGAAGAACTCATTGAAGAATTAAAAAAGCACGAAAGAAAAAATAGTGAAGAATATTATTATGAAATAAGAGAACTAGATAGAGACAAGAGAAAGTATGAGCAATTAAGTAACATAGAAAAAGCTGCGAGAATAATTTATTTAAACAAAACATGTTATAACGGTTTGTTTCGTGTAAATTCACAAGGTCAGTTTAATGTTCCTTATGGGAGATATAAAAATCCAGATATTGTGAATGAAGTTACATTAAGAGCAGTAAGTAATTATTTTAATAAAGCTAAAATAACTTTTAAATGCGGAGATTTTGAAGAAGCAGTTAAGGGGGCAAGAGAGGGTAGTTTTGTGTATTTTGATCCGCCTTATGATCCCGTTAGTGATACAAGCAGTTTTACAGGTTATGATATAAATGGGTTTGACAAGGAGGAACAGATAAGGCTTAAGGAATTATGTGATAAATTAAATAAAAAAGGTGTAAAGTTTCTACTTTCAAACTCAGCAACAGATTTTATTTTGGACCTGTATAAAGATTATAATATAACAATAGTCCAAGCTAATAGGGCAATTAATTCAAAAGCGGACAAAAGAGGAAAAGTTGATGAAGTGCTGGTGAAGAATTATGAGTGAGACAAAGAATGATATTGCATGGGAACGAATTTTTAAGAAATATAGAATATTAGAGAAAATAAAGAAAAATGGGGCTTTTGAAATAACGTCAGGGCAAATAAATGAGTTTAGAGAAGCAAGGTTAATGACAAAATTTGATCACCGAAAAAATTTACCGAAGATTTTTGAAGAAAATAATTTTTCTATTCTTCCTATTACTAGAGGTAGTTATTTAATTGCGCAGTTTAAGGCTTATCATAGGCTTGAGGAAAAAGAAACAGAAATAATCAAGATTCCATTTCCTACTTATATTGAAAGTATTGATTATGAAAACATAACAAGCGAGGCTGCGGCTTTAAACTGTGCGTATGTTTCAGGTATATTGGCTGATTTTATTGAGGATGAAGAAATGGTTCCAACAGTTACAGGTCGAATGAGTTCTGATGCGTTTTGTTTTTATATTAATACTTATTCGGGGTCTAAGTTTAAAGTTAATGTTACTAATGCTCAAATTGAGATAGATGGTGGATATGAAGGGCTGGGAACCTTTTCTTTAATTGAAGCGAAAAACTCGTTATCAGATGATTTTATAATACGACAAATATATTACCCTTATAGGTTATGGCATGATAAAATTAACAAAAAAGTTAAGCCAATATTTATGACTTACTCTAACGGTATTTTTACTTTTTATGAGTATGAGTTTCAAGACCCTGAAGATTATAATTCTCTTACTTTAGTAAAACAAAAAAAATATAGCATAGAGGAAACAGAGATTGGGCTTGATGACATAATAGAGATCTACAAAAGGACAAAAATTATAAATGAACCAGAAGTTCCATTTCCACAAGCAGATTCATTTGAAAGGATAATTAATCTTTGCGAGCTTTTAAATGAATCAGAGTTGACTAGAGATGAAATAACAACAAACTATGATTTTGACTCTAGGCAAACGAATTATTATACAGATGCAGCTAGATACTTGGGATTAGTACATAAGCGTAAAGAAGGTAGAGAGGTAATATTTTCGTTGACAGAAGAGGGGGAAAAATTATTTAAACTGAAATATAAGCCAAGACAATTAAAATTTGTTGAATTAATTTTGTCCCACAAAGTTTTTAGAGAAGTTTTTGAATTGTGTCTGAAAAATGGAAAAATGCCAGATAAACATGAAGTAGTGAAGATTATGAGATACAGCAATTTGTATAAAATAGAATCCGAGAAAACATTTTATAGGCGTGCTCAAACTATAATGAGTTGGATTAAATGGATATTAGAATTAACTAGATTGTAGTACATAGCCAAAGATTGTACAAAAGTTCGGTACTTTTTAAACGGATTTATATGGTAGTATAGTAGTATAGAATTGTATACTTTCCTCTTCAGCCCGGTTGCTCAGCCGGGCTTTGTTGAAAAATATGGTGGTTTTAGTAGGATTTTCTTCCTTTCTTATAGAAAATTAATACGAGATAGGAGGAAAGTAATAATGGGGGATAAGAAAGACGCTATAAAAAGTTTTCTTACAGAAAATGTCTTAGGCGTCATAATTGAATATGGTAAAGAAGCGGCTAAAGCTCGGATAAAAGATGTTGTTACTAATGACGCTGCGAAGTTAGCTGCAGCGGTTGGTATTGATATGGCAGGCTCAATAATACCGGGAATAGGGAGTGCTATTTCTGCATATAGAACTCAAAGACAACTTAATAATTTAAATACTTTAGTATCAGAACTTAACAAGAAGGTTGAAGAGATTAAATTAAATTTTGAGAGACAGACAGAAGAAAATAAAAAAACCTTGGACGCAATTTTTGAAATGGTTATTTATAAAGCGGTTAATACTAATCAAAGCGAAAAAATAAAGTATATGGTTAATGGATACGCAAATCTGACAGCTATTCAAAATGTATCTTATGATATAAGCTATCTTTTTTATGATGTTTTAGATAGAATGACTATATTAGATATAGCTGTTTTGAAAGCTTCATATCCTTTTTGGGGTACTGAAGAAAATAGGAAAAGCTTTGTAGATGTCTTGAATGAATTTGGCATAGATTATTATCAGTATGAAGCGGTAAGGGATAATCTTTATCGAATGGGGTTGCTAGAGAATCAATATGATGATGCTTTAGAAAAAGATCTAGATTTACTAGTTAAAAATGTTAATAATCTAAATGAAGTAGTTATTTCAATACAAGAAAGTCTTGCAAATCCCAGGAAGAAAATGAAGAAGCTTAAAAATACAAAAGTTGAATTAAAAGCTAAAGA